TCGTCAACGGCGTTCGTAAGCTCCCATTCCTTGACCTTGCCACCCTCGTACGTGAACGGGGTCAGGGTTCCGGTGTTGTCCACTCGGCCCACCTGAGCCGTAAAGCTCTTGCCGTTCAGGTCGCCCAGAGTTGCCGTGTGAGTGATAAAGCCACCCGTAGGGGCACCCGAGGCGAGGCCGCCGAACATGTGCTTCAGCCAGAAGTCGAAGCCAGTCGACAAGACTTCCATCTTTACGTCACCCTCGGCACCCTTCGGGTTGACCGCGAAACGGTCGCTTCGAAGAACGCGAGTATTCGCGCGGATTCCCTCGGAATCAATGCGCTCGTACTTGCCTTCAATGCCTTCATCGGTGAACTCGAAGAACTTCGTCGGCAGTACGGCAGTGCCGTCTCGTCAATGACACCAATGTACTGATCAAAGATCGTGGCCATTACTTAGCCGTCTCCCTCTTCGCCTTTATCTCCTGCCACCCCTGGCGAATAAGAGCCTGGGCAACGTCCTCGGCAACCTCGATCGGGTCACCCTTTACGGCGGTAAGACCCAGCGAGGGAACCTCTACCGCCGCGTAAGGTCCGTCATAAGCAACGGTCTTCACTAAAGCCTCGCCTTCACACGAACAACGGCCTCGAACTGGCCTTCATAGACCTGATCCGAGGGGAAGCTTTGAAGCTTCTTAGGAACAAAATCCGTCACGACGACGGACGGAATACCGAGATTGGGAGTCGCCTTCATGCCGTCCTCGATACCAGCGGCCATGCGCTGAAGCTCGGTCTCGACCTCTTCCGAGGTCGCTCCGGATATTTGCGCATTCACAATCACGCTGATCTCGAAGGACTCTTCACGGCTTCGGTTGGACACCCATTGCGAATCGGGCCACATGACCTCACCCACGAACACCCAACGGCGTTCGGGGTTCCTGGTCGGGTAGCCCCAGGTGACTTGATAGCCAGCAAGGGCCGGAAGAGCCTTGATCATGTCCCGTAGGGCGGCCTTCGCGGCGAACGCGTTCGTACTCACCGCGCGGCCCCCAACACGTCATAGAAAATCCGGTACTTGTACCGGGTAAGAGCGGCGTCGACTTCTGGAATCCCGGTCTCGTACCCGTTCCGTCCGGCCGTGGCCAGGGTGAAGTTCCCGCCCTCGGCAGCAACGAAGGCCGTAGCGCGGTCCGGGATGCCGGAACGTTCGGCAGTCAGGAGTGAGCGAAGCCGCAGAAGACCGGCCCGCTTCACGTCCTCGGGGACCTGGGGGAAGCCGTAGACGAAGGTGACCGTGTACCGGTCGCCGTCCGCCAGGACGTACGGGGCTCGGACGAAGCCCGAAGGGTCAACGGTCCAACCCGCCATGTCGACGGGCCCAGAGGGGCCTTCAACGGCCACCAGGGCGGACACATCGAAGTAGCCCAGGAACAGGCTCGACGTGTCGTCGGCCTCGACTTCGACCCGTGCCGTACGCGGCACGAACGACCGACCAGTGATCCGCTCAAACTCGTCTTCAACTACCTCGCGGTAGTGCTTCACTTCGGCCGTAGGGAACCGCGTAACGTCCGCTAGGTCCATGTCGGACCCGCGGGCTTCAGGGATGGTGAACAGGAACCCGCCGACTACCTCGAACCGGTCCCGGTCCGTGGCCAAAATGCCGGCCTGCCAAGAGACCGTGTAAACGCCCTCCGACTGCGCCGGAAGGGTGGCCGACCACTCGTTGCCCGAGCTGGTCGCCGAGCCCGTGTAAACGGTCGCCCCGAGGGCATCCCGCACGGTCACGGTCACGGCAGGGACGACCATGGGCGACTCGTCATCAAGGAAGGTATGCCGCAAGGTCACGGCCCTACCGCTTAGAAACCGCACAACGCCCCCTTACGCGGCCTTTCGCGGCCTACCGGGGCCGCGCTTCTCAGGGGCCGCAGATACGGCCGTCTCGCGAGTCTCAGAGGCTTTGCCGGCCACGATCTCAGCGCGCTTATCGTTCAGAAGCGACATAGCCAGTCCCGAAGGAAGCTCGACCACATCGCCCACAGTCGGGAACGGCTCTCCATCGAGAAGACCGGTCCCGTTCTCAAGAATTCGAACCTTCATGAACACCCCTCAAGACAGGACCGGCCCGGCCCCCGAAGGGGCCGAGCCGAGGACCATTACGCGGTAACGGTCAGAGCCTTGACGGAAGCCAGGTCGAAGAGGTCACCGGAACCCCTCCACGTCACCTTGAAGGCGACCACGTCACGGTCATAGCCGTACTCATCCGACCGGACAACGCGCAGGTTCTTAACCTGGCGAATCAGGTACTTCGAGGGGTCGCCGTAGACGAGAACCTTCGCACCGGCACCAGAGGTGACAATGTTCGGGTCCGTCAGAATCGCGGTGCCAAGAATGGTGTCCGGCGCACCGGCCTGAAGCGAAGGCTGCCAGATGTAGTTACCGGTCGTGTCCTTCAGCTTTCGGAGCGACTGAACCGCAGAATCCGAGGTCATAAAGACCGCGTTCTTTCGGTACGGCCGAAGAATCGAGTGCTGAAGATCGATCAGGTTGTCAGTGGAGACACCGGCCAGGTTCGCAGCGTTGACCGCACCCGTAGAACGGGTGACCCAGCCCCACGGCTTCGAAGTGCCGTTACCGACCATGAGATCGGACATGACCTTATCGGCGACAGCCTCGCCCGCGTCCTGGGCGAGAATGCCGAGAATGTCGAGCTGCGAGTCATCGATAATCTCGTTCGTCGCCTCGACGATCACGCCGTACTTATAGGCGCCGACGTTGGTCTTCGACCAGCTCTCGTCACTCTTGCCGTAGGCCGTGTTCTCGGAAACCTGCGCAGCGGTCGGGCGACCGTTCTTGACCGGCCACTCCATCGTTTCGCCGGACCCCGTAGTCAGGAGTCGAGCCTTCGAGAAGAAGTCGGACCGAACGCGCATGGCCTCGATAACCTGCGCCGTAAAGGTGGTCGCGTAGGTATTACCGGCATTCGCGGCAGTGCCGGAAGTAGCGGTTCGAAGGTCGAAGTCGACGCCCGCAACCTCACCGCGGGCAAGGGCGCGAAGCTCGGAAGCCTCGTCACGCTCACCGGAACGGCCCTCGGGGGCGCCAGGCAGGACCAGGCCGCCCGCGCGCTCCGCCAGGGAACGAACCTCGGCCTCACGCTCGCCACGCTCGACCGCGTCTCGGGCCTCGGACTCAAGCCGAGTTACGTCACGGTCGATACGCTCGACACGCTCGCGCTTCTCAGCGTCGGAAAGGCCGCTGTCGGCCTCGACGGAACGAAGCTCGGTAACCAGCTTCATGCGCTCTTCGAGCGCGGCATTCGCCAGTGCAGCGAAATCCATAGTTATTCCCAATACTAGTTTCGGGGCAAAAAAAGAGAGCGACTCAGGGCCGCGAGAGCTGCCACCGGATCGGTAGGCAGGTCGTACCGGGGAAGGACAGTCCGCGCTTCACTTAGCGCCGGAGCCTCGACCTCGCCTCGGATAGCGGCCCGGATCGCATCCGGCGAATCCAGCCGCCCAACAGGAATGCCGCGCTGTTCCGCAAGGGAGGCAAGAGCACGGGAACCGACACCAGAAGTGGAATCGGTGTATGCCGGATAAGTAACCGGCGAAACGTCGAACAGTGAAATACTGTTCAGCGTGCGAAGCGGGAAGCCGTCCGCGTCCTCGGCCCAAGAATCGCCACCAGGGGCAGTCTTAAAGCCGAAAGAGCTTTGCGAAACGTCGCCCCGCTCCATAGCCGTAGCCAGGTCACGCGCATAAGTCGTGTCCGGCATATCGACTTCGTAATGAAGACCCGTGGAGTCCTCGGAGAGTCGAAGCGTGTTGCTTCGGTTCCGGCCGAGAATCAGGTTCGGGTCATGATTGAAGAGGGCGCGAATGTCATCCCGCCCGATGCTTTCCGAGGTCGACCCCTGTGCGACCAGCTCACGGAAGCCGCCGAGGTTCTGAGAACGTGCGTCCCACTTCAGGGCGTAGCCGTAGAAGTTGAACGAACTACCCTCGGAGCGAACCTCGAATTCGGTAGGGACCGCCCTACGCTCCATTTGCATTGTTGTTCCCCTGATCCGTTGCGTTCGGGTCCTGTTGTGCGTTCGGGTCCGCGTTCGGATCAACCGGGGAATTCGGGTCCTGCGGGTTCTGCGGGGGCACCGGTGGAGGGGTGCCGGCCTGAGCCGACTTCTTATCCTCTTCGCCGACAACGCCGAGATTCAGCGGCCTGTAATACCGCTGCCCGAGCTTCTTC